AAAATGCAGACGCCTCTGGTGGCAGCACTGGTGATGGTATCTTGAACTCAAGCAAGTACCTCACCAATATGTCACATTCTGAGCGTTTGATTGCCATCGACGGCATGCTCGTCTCCTCGGCCTTTATTGGTGACATCGACGAAGCCAAGAACCACTACGATGTGCGTTCCGCTTACTCGACCCAAATTGGTCGTGAGCTTGCTTACCACGCAGACCGGGCCTTGATCCGTACTGCAATCGCTGGTGCTCGTGCTGATAAGGACCGCTTCGGTGGTACTGATGCCAAATTCAAGGGTGAGTCCATTGATATTGACTCCACCAATGATGGTGTTACTGGCACTGAAATCGTTGACGGTATCTTCTCAGTGGCTCAAAAGATGGATGAAAAGAGCGTTCCAAGTGACGGTCGTTACATCCTCGTGAATCCTGCTAACTACTACAAGCTGCTCAACGACACCTCTGATGCCGTTCTCCGTGCTATCAACCGAGACTTCGGTGGAGAAGGAAACGGATCCGTTGCTCGTGGTGAGATTCTGCAAGTTGCAGGGGTTCGTGTGCTGAAGACCAACCACTTGCCATCCGGCAGTGATGCTTCAGATTCAATCTTCAAGGACGCACTCATTAACAACGATGTGTATGACGCACATGATTCCAGTGGATCAGACGGTGTTGGTTACTCAGCTGCTGCTGCATACAACACTGTTGGTGTGGCATTCCAAACCGAAGGTCTTGGCACCGTCAAGCTCCTCGATTTGGCTATGGAATCCGAGTATCAACTCGACCGTCTCGGCACCCTGATGGTTGCCAAGTATGCGATGGGTCACGGCGTTCTCCGCGAAGAGTGCCTTTACGAGCTCGTCACCGCGTAATAGACGCGACATCTAATTTTCACAGCGGGCCCTCGAAAGAGGGCTCGTTGCTTTTCTATAGGAGAACCCCATGCCCGCACGAACAACTGAACTAGAGTCCGTGAACACCATGCTTTCCACCATTGGTGAGCCCCCGGTAAACTCACTGACTGGTCAGCAGACTGCTGATGCCGCCATCGCCAAGAACATTCTTGATGAGGTATCTCGTGACGTTCAGACTGCGGGCTGGCACTTCAATACCCAACACGGTGTCACACTTTCTCCCTCATCTGACGGCACGATCTCTATCGGATCTGATATTGTTCGTGTTGATTTGGATGACCGAGTGAACACCACTACTGACCAACCACGGGCCCTCACATCTCACGACAATCGTGACATCGTTCAGCGTGGGTCCAAGTTGTTTGATCGCACCAACAACACCACCACATTCACTTCAAGCGTGAAGGTCAAGACGGTGACACTGTTGGATTTTGAAGACCTTCCAGAGCCTGCTCGTCGATACATCACGATCCGCTCTGCCCGTATCTTCCAGGATCGTATGGTGGGTTCTCAGAAGCACAATGCTTTCACACTGCGTGATGAGATGGGTGCTATGGCTGTCCTCCGTGAGTTTGAGGGTGATACGGCTGACCACAACATCTTCAACAACTATGACACGGCCATCATTGTGAACCGTGGCAACGCCATCCGAGGAGCCAGCTTCTAATGCTTGTTGCTTACCCGATCCCCAACTTGACGGGCGGCGTGAGCCAACAACCGGCAAACAGTCGGCCCATTGGTCAGTGCGAGTCTTCAGTCAATGCTGTCCCTCACCCTATCGAGGGGCTGACCAAAAGACCGCCAGCGAACCATGTCAAGGAGTTGATGACGGCCCCATCCAACACCCCCTTTATTCAACCAATCAACCGCAGTGCCACTGAGCAGTATGTCGTGGTGATTGATGGCACTGGTACGACTGGTGTCAAGGTGTTTGACTTGAATGGTGTGGAACAGACAGTCAACGTAGACAGCAATGTTGCTACTGCATACCTGACCTCATCAACACCCCGTGACACCTTCAAGATGACCACGGTGGCTGATGTGTCCTTCATTGCGAACACTGCGACAACAGTGGCGATGGATACAACTGTCACCTCCAAGTATTCTTTGGATCTCACATCACCACCCTTCGAGGCTTTAATTGATGTAAAGGGCAGTCCTTCGAGCTTTCAAGAGCTTGACATCAAAGTGTACTTAAGCTCTGATAACCTTTTTGATGGTGGTAGTTCACCGAATACAGCCATCACAGATCCTCTTTTTACTACATTTACTGAAACAGGTAGTTCAGATACGGCAAAATTCACAGGTAATACATCTGCGGCAAAAATTGCAAGACGGATTAGAAATAAGTCTGACTTTGATGCAACAAACCGTCAGAGCAGCGACACTGGTGAATTCAGCACATCTTCAAATGCTATTAAAAATAATCGGGAGCAAGACAACACCTCCACGGTTTATCTGAGAAATACAACGCCTGCGGACTTTCAGTTAACGGTTGATGACGGACTAAATAATGCAGTAATCTTGGGTATTAAAGATAAGGTGGATAACTTCACTGATCTGCCTCCTATTGCCAAGAACAAAATGTTGATTGAAGTTTCTGGTAGTCCAGAGACAGAGATTGATGATTACTACGTCCGCTTCGAGCGTGATGGCGGATCTGATGTCGGTGTTGGCAAAGGACGCTGGGTTGAGACAACCGCTGGCGGCCTCAACAACAACTACGACTTCAACACGATGCCTCTGATCCTGATCCGCAGGCCCGACACTGAGTCTGATGGCCGTCGTAAGTTCGACCTCAAGAGAGCTGATGGTGTTGACCCGTCCTCCAACGTACACGCCGATGTGAAGTATGAGGACTTCAAGTTTGCTCCACGCCAAGTCGGGGATGCTCTGACCAACCCTGACCCATCTTTTGTCGGCCTCAAGATCACTGACATCGCGTTCTTCAAGAACCGCCTGGTGTTTATCGCTGGCGAAAATGTGGTCTTGTCAGAGACTGCTCAATACTTCAACTTCTTCCGGACAACCCTCACAACGCTCAAGGACTCTGCTCCTATTGATGTGACGGTCGGGGGTACGTCTGTCAACAAGCTGGAAGCTGCTGTCCCCTTTGCAGACCAGCTTGTGCTTTTCTCCTCGCAGGCTCAGTTCACCCTCCAAGGTGAGGGTGTATTGACACCTAAGACTGTCTCTATCACTCCGGCAACAAACTTCGACATCACTAGCAATCTCCGGCCCAGTGTCTCCGGCAACAGCCTGTTCTTCGGGTTCCCCAGAGGCAGCTTCAGCGGGCTGCGAGAGTATTACAAGACCAACGATACTGATGTCCAGTTTGATGCCATTGAGATCAGTCGGGATGTCCCGAAGTACATCAACGGCACCATCAAGACGATTGCTTCCTCCAGCCATGAGAACTTGGTGGTGGCGTTGACGGACACTGATCCCACCTCCCTGTATGTCTACCGCTACTTCATGGCGGGCACCCAGCGTGTTCAGTCAGCGTGGACCAAGTTCACTTTCGAGAGCCGTAACATTGTTGACATCTTCTTCCGTGAGACAAGCCTGTACATGGTGATGACCAACGGAGGCAAGCTGGTGCTTGAAGAGATGGACATGGAGTCGGGCCTCAAGGATGATGGCGTGACTTATGTAACCTATCTGGATCGGCGTGTGAAGAGGATTGGTGATGGATCATTTGACCAAGCTACAGGTAAAACCACTTGGAGCACTCTGGGTTACAACCCAACTTCTTCCGCTCAGGTGGTTCGTAATGATGGCCTGATCTTGAATGTGACCGATCAGGGCACAGGATCAATCAGTGTTGAAGGAGATTTTGACACAGATACCGTCTACATCGGTGAGCCCTACACCATGACCTATGAGTTCTCTGAGCCAGTCATGCAGTCTGAGTCAGGGGGCCGTAGAGTTCCTGTGGTGAATGGTCGCCAGCAGATCCGATACATGACAGTGATCTTCGATGACACCTCATTCTTCTCTATCAAGGTGACGCCTGAGTTTGGTGATACTTTCACCTACCCCTACAGCGGCAAGTTCATTGCTGATGGCTCCGCAACCTTGGGCACGCTTACAGTCCAAGATGAGACTTTCCGTGTCCCTGTGTTCGCCCAGACCGACAAGGTGAAGGTCGAGCTCATCAACGACAGTCCGCTGCCTTCCAACTTTCAGTCAGCAACCTTTGAAATCAACTACACAACCCGTGTGCGTCAACGGCTGTGATTACCTTCAGGACACCCACTGTTCCTGATATTGCCCACATCGCAAACAATCTGCGACAGGGCGACTATGAGGAAATTGAAGCACTCGGAGAGAAACCATTCGAGGCAATCATGGATGGCTACCTGTTTGGTCAGACCAGAGTTGCTTGTCTCGACAAACCCATCTGTATCTTTGGTGTAACAGATCACGGGCCTGCGGGCCAGATTTGGATGCTGGGGACAGATGACATTCGTAAGGTGCCTGTTGAGTTCTGCAAGAAATCAAAGCAGATCGTCGATGAGTACCAGCAGCAGTATGAGGTTCTGTGGAACATCATTGACTGCCGCAACACCGGAAACATTGCTTGGCTCAAGTGGCTAGGCTTTGAGTTCGGAGATCCTTTTAATCATGGCCCTGCGGGGTATCAATTCATGGAGTTTTCAAGATGGCAATAGGTGCAACAATGGTCGCACTCAACGTCGCCAGTTCCATCTTTGGTGGGATTATGGGGCGAAGAAAAGCCCGGAGAGAAAACGAGTACAGATACCGACTTCAGATCCAACGTAACCAGCAGTATGCCCAACAGATTGCATACCAACGCCAGCTTATGGCTGCTCAGTCGGCCCGATACCGAGCCCAGGCTAAGGCGGCAAAGACCCGACTTGAAGGCCAATACACAGATACTTTGGAAGCCATCGCGGAGAGAAAAGAGAACGCCGCAAGTCAGATCAACAACATATTCGTCCAGTCTCAGAATGCCCAAGGGGCGGACATGGCTCGACGAGGTGAGTCACTGACTGAGGGCAACAGCGTTGTGGCCCTTCAACAACAATTCCAACGCAACCAAGCGACTCTAAGCGAAGTTCAACACAACGCTCTGGAGTCGTTTATGCGTCGATCCCAGAACCGACTTAAGACTGCTAGGGACGCTACAGCGGCTCAACTGGCAGCTTCTCGTCCAATGCCTATGGCACCTATCGCTCCACCGGATCAACTGCAACAAGCTCAAGGGCCGACCACAGCGGGCCTGTTGATGAACATCGGCTCTAACATTGCTTCGGGGTACATGGCAGGAGCTCAGATGCTGCCTGATGGTGTCCCGGCCACTTTCTACAATGCTATGTTCGGTCCACCTCAAACACCTGGAGCTCCCACTGGAATCCCTCAGCAGTTCTTACCTGACGGAAGCGGTGTCAACATTATCACTGGACAACCACTAGGCGGATAAACCATG